GACCTGCCAAACAATGTATAATTTCGCATTGGGTTAGCCAGACTGCGTTCGTCGCTCATCGATTTAGTCGGCATGGTCACCACATCCACCAGCGCATTAGTCGTCTTAATTCTTGGCGCGATCATCCCCATCGCTACAAGCATTGTCGTCTGCGCTGCTGCTGAGTAACGCCGCGACGGGGCGATCTTCGCCACTACTTTCTGCGCTGCCGCTTTGATTTTCTGCTGCCGTGTTGGTGGTGCAACTGCTGCTGGCGCGGCTTCGGGCGCGGCTTCTGGCGCTGCTTCTGTTGTTTCTTCTGACGATGACGATGCCTCCGCTGGTTCAGGTGCCTGTTCTATTTGTGCCTCAATAGTCGCCTCGGCTTGAGCTTCCTGTTGTTGCTGTTCTACAGGCGGTGGTGGGAGGTCAAGTTGTATAGGAGCGATTTCAGGTGGAGGAGGTGGAGCCTCTGGAGCAGCAGCTACAACAACTGGGGCTGCTGCCGGTGGGGGAGACGAGGACACCGGGGGCGCTACAATAATCTCAACAGGCGGCGGTGGGGCAATTGCAACTTGCTGATCGACCACCGAAATCTGATCGAGTATCTGTTGCTCGATAATATTTTGATAAGTGAACGACAGGGTGGGATCAGAAAACTTTGGTCCAAAGAACCCTGAGTGAAATCCCGCGTCTATGCCAAACAGAGAGAAGCTCCCTGTCAAAATTCCAAAACTGTTCGCTGCTATAGAGTTGGAAAACGAGAACAGCCTGTTGCCAGTGAAGTCCAGCTCCACTTCGTGCGTGAACTTTTTCGCTACTGCGTCCCCGTCCAAAAGCGTAACGCCTAACGTAAAAAGATCGCGGCAGTCTCCCGCCTGTGTGACGCTGGTGCATGTAGCAAGTCTTGAATTTGAAACATGGCTGTTCACCGTCACCGCACTGTTAAGATCAAATCCCCTTTGAACCTCGGCCTTGGTCAAAGGGACATCAAAAGTGCTTGTGTAAGTGCCGCCACCCGCCGAAGCGTTGCCCGTGCAAAACTCTCCGGCACTGCATCCAGATGTAGAACTCGAAGTTGTTGAGCCGCTTGTCGTGAACGTAGATAAGTTTGGAAGGATGTTGCCGGTCGTCACAGTCTCTGCAAACGCAGAAAAAGACATCAGCAAAAGTACGACAAGCCAGCGCATTAGTCGGTCCACTCGTTTTCTTGAATTTGTTTCAAAGAATTTTCAACGGCTTTTTTCTGGGCCGCAGCTACTATGGCTGGTGCCTCCTTGCGGATTATGGAACCTTCCGGTGATTTCTCCGGGAACTTGATCCACTCATCGCGAGCCGCGTTCCCAATCTTGCCCATAAACGGACAGGGCGAACCAGCCATCCACATGGCGTCCCACACGCGCACATCCTGACAAAGTAAGGCGATGCCCGCGATTTTGAGGCCCATTCCGAACACGGATCGAGATAGCTTAATCCTCTGGCACACAGAATCTGTGGTAGTAGTACCCCCGCTAAGACCAAAAATACCCGTCTGTAACGCCGCACTGGTGCCGGTCTGGCAGATATCGCTGTTGACAACGTTGATGCTGGGACTGGAGGCCGTGGGCGGCGTTTTATCTACAACCGTTGAACTACTGACCGTCGAGACTGTATCTGCGGACTTAACCACCCCCGCCGTCAGGATAAAAACCAACACCGCGAGGAACGCGGCTAGTGCAATTATCAGCGGCCTAAAAGCCATGCTACATCTTCCACAGCATCCCGGCCATCAGAAGGATAACCGCACCGGCTGATGAAATCATCACCAACTCCAACCGTTTAATTCTTACGATAGTCTCTCGCCAACGCTCGGAACACACCGCCTCATGCGTCGTCAGCTTAGCTTGCACATCTTTAATAGTATTTGCCATCACGGAGCGACCGGCCAAGTGACGTTCCCTAGAACGCCGTTGCTATCGAGGGTTGGACTACTGCTCGTGGCGGGCAGGTTTCTAAGCGCGACCCGATACGCTTTCCAAGCGTCTGTCAGGGTGAGGTCTGATGATGCTCGCCAGTCACACTCGGCCAGTTTTCTGTCCCGTTGCCGCCGCAATTCCGCCATCGGAGCAGCAGATTCGAGGGCACTTTTTTTATTATTAATGTCAGCTTCAGAAGGCTTTGCCGCTGCATCGAGCCAAGTCAGGCCGGAATATTCGTCGCCGCTCCACTTCCACTCTTCTCCGGGGCGCAGTGCCGCTAAAGCTTGTTGTTTAGTGGTCATGGTGCAAACTCCATAATTGTTATTAGTGCGCCAGATCGAAGGTTATTGGCACTCCCGTTACTGCCATAATTTGACATAAATATGCCAAACGGCAGGGCGCTAGTACCGCCAGCCGCCGCACTATAGCTAAGAGTAAAAGAGCCGTAATCTCCGTCACGATCTGCGCCGTAACAACCTACTACATCACCGGCATACAAGGTCGCAGTATTGTCCGATGCTGATGCTCGCATTTGAATGTTGATGGCAGCGGTATCGTAATTGTAACCATGATCGCCTAGCAAAAAACCACTGCATGTAACGTATAGTATGTGGCTCGCAGAAGTCGGGGTGATGGAAGCATCAAGGCCAGTATCCTGCAAAGTATTGCTGGTGCTTCCAAAATTACTGGCTAACTTGGCAGTAATGAACTGCGTGCATAAGCCGCCACCCGGCGCAGCAGCAAAAACTGGAACGCTGCCCGCGCCCTGACTAGTCAATACTTGGGTAGCGCTGCCAGCGGCCACATATGCTGGATTTCCTGAAGCGTCGTATGTAATGAGGTTCCCGTCAGTTCCGGGTGCCATTTTCGCCAAGGTCACCGCGTCATCCGCGATCATTGCCGTGGCGACCTGACCGTAGGCTGGGTCAGTGCCGTCGCTCTTGAGCACGGTATTTGCGCTGCCGACCGCAAGTCTTGCAGTTGCGTTCGAGCTGTCGCGAACAATGACGTCGCCGCGTGTAGTCATAGGGTCGGCGAGATCGCCCGCGTTGCCCGTTCTTACAAACTGAACGCTAACACTGTCAGAGTTGCTTATGGTCCCTGCGGATAGAACGTGCGTTGCCGCAACTTTGGAATATGTCGATGCGCTCGTGACAGCGCCGGTTACATTAAAGATATGGAAATTTTCGGGGGCCGTGTTTTTCTTAATCGTAATTGTGCCGCGCAGCGCTGTGTTTGTACTGTCATCCCAGCTATCGACAAAGCTGTTAATGGATGCACCGCCCGCCTCAACATCATCGACATAGACAATCGTTGCGCTCGACGCCGTGCCATTATTGAGATGGATTTTTCCGGCTCCTTGATCACTATCTGCTGTCGCAGTCGAGAAGATCATCCGCAAACCCGGCTCGTCAGCACGCGGGCCAGTGCTGCCCGTACTGCCCGTTGATCCGGTATCGCCTTTATCCCCGGTTCGTGCAAAAGAGAGGCGGATGCTGTCCGTATCGCCGAAGGTTCCCTGACTGTCTACATGAGTGACCGCAAGCTGAATAAAACCACTACTGTCTGTCAGGCCAGTGATATTGTAGACGGCATAGTTTGCCGGAGTGCCGGGCTCGACTAAACGGACGTAACCTTTTATTGTAGAGGTGCTGTCGTCAAATCCCTTCAGCCAATCTTCGACGTTGGGGTTGCCGGTATCCGCAGTCTGATCATCTAGAATTATGACCGACGCCGAACTAGGGGTGGCGTGGTTCAGCCGCAGCTTGCCAACACCGGGATCAGCGATTGTTGTCGTAGTACTAAAAGTATACTTCGGCATCGTCGCTGAAGCCTCGTTGGCCGCTGTAACTGCTGATGCCGCTGCCGCAGCAGCGTCGCTTTCTGCTGACGATATTTGCGAAGACGTCGGGCCGGTCGTGTAGCCCGTCCCCGCAGCGTTGACTATAAGGGCGGTGTTAGCCGTCAGTGTTAGAGGAAGTTCAATATCTGTGAGGGCCGACGACACGGGAAAGCGTGGCATACGGTTAAGCAACTCAACCTTATCCTGAGATAGCTGTGTAAGTTTATCGTAGGCTCCCTCAAGTATCTCAGGCTGAACACCACCCCGGTTCGCAAGATCCACCTCCTGCGTCTGCGGAACTGCGCGGCTGAATGTAAGCTGCTCCCCGCTGGCCGGAGCAACACCCATTGTGATGTTTCCGCCTGACGCCGTACCGACGCCGGATACCGTGTAGTTCGTCGTCAACGTCTGCACCGTCTCGACGTTAGCGGCGTTCTTTAAGGTCACCACAATGTGGGTCTGATCTAAGATGCGGAAGTCGTAGGCGAACACGGTCGTAGACCCGTTGCCGCTGTATGGCCCTGTCCGCGCTGTTTGGCTAGATATCGTCATATTTCATTCTCCGCTATGCATATCGTATACATTAAATCAACCTTTAAATCTAGTCTTCTAACCGGCGGCGTAGCTTATCTTCACTGGCCGGACCCAGTAAAAGATCCATAGGTGAAGCACCTTCTACCTCATCAAGAAGGTTTCCGAGACCACCAGCAGTTCTGTTGGGCTGCACGGCAGGTATGCCCTTCAGTACTCCGAGCAACATAACGTAGGGGGCGAGCTTCTTAGCCCTGTCTGACCACACACGCTCGTCATCGGGAACCTTTGCATTTTCGTCTTCAACAAAAAGTTCCGGTACTTTTTTAGCTACACCAGATATAGCTTTGTCAATGGTTTCCCACGCAATAGTGCCTGCGCCCCCGCTGTATCCAAACCCACTTGCCCAGCCAGAAGACATCTCACGTAGCACTGGTATAGACCCTGTAAAAGTAGACAAACTTTCCCGTGCTATAAACTTTAGCATGGCGTGCTCTCTTTCTCCGGTTTTAAGATCTTCCTCTTCCCAATCAGGAAGCTTTCCCCGAACTAAGCCTACGCCTACAGAGGTTAAAGCCAGCAAGACAAACATGCGCGTCGCAGCCCGTGCTATAGCAGCCGTAGGTCGCGTGGTTATATTGTCACGGAACTCTACGCCCATACCACGTTGCGTAGCGTACCACGCCGCAAACCATGTGTAGAACATGAGGAAGGGTTTCAGGTACGCCTTACGCTGAATGGGAGACAAGTCCTTCAAAGCTCCGGCAGATTGGCTGAGGCGAATTACTCGATCTGCGTATTTGACTGCGCGAGAAATGTCATTGGGGTTCGAGCGCAAAGATGTATTGTAAGCCGCTGTCCACACCGGCATATCCACGCTGTAGAACTGAACTTGCGCGATAGCCTGCATCGCAGTCCGCTGTATTACAGGTAGAACCGAGGTCTTGCCCTTGAGGTTGCGGAGGGCTTCATCCACGTTTTGATCGATATTCTCACGCCTAAAGCGCATCTCGCCGGACACTTCCATAATCCACCGGGCGTGCTGTCCGTCCAAAGCCTTCAGACTACCAAAGGCCATATCTTTCTGCAGCATGGCAGCGTTCTTCGGGGTATAACCCACATCAGCAAGGATGCGGTCTTGACCGTTTATTATCCCTAGCGTCTGCATACCCAATGTAGTGTACGATGCGCCCAGAACGGCGACTGTCGTGTTTGTATATATCTGATTAAACAGCTCCCCCACTGCCCCGAGGTCTGTCGTATCGTTACTATTCACGGCCAATGCGGCAAGCCACGCCCGCAACTCTTTATAGTAGGCAGCGCCAACTTTAATCTCTACAGCAGCCTTAATATCTGGCTGGTTTAATATCTTGTTGCCGTTCTGCACTGCCTCGTAGTGTGTAATGAAATGAATGGTGTTCCGAAAACTGCTAGCTAGTTTGTCTATGTTCATAGTGATCGGCGCGGCATAGCCCGTTCGAGCTTTAGTCATCGAGCTGTTTACACTAGCCCGCCCAGCTTCGGCCTGCATCAACTGCAGAGCGTCTTTCTGCTCTGCATCAGCAGAGGCCCCCGCAACACTCTTGTCGTACATAAGCGGGAAGTATCCTCCCGTTACGTCCCCAAACTTAGTGGTAATCGTTCTTGGTTCTACACGGCCCGGAGATACGCCGTTTGTTTTGCGGTAAATCGCATCAACCGCAGGCCACAATTTTTCTGCGTGCGCCCACACCGTTTTAACTAGGCTCCACTCTGCTTCTGTAAGCTGATCAAACGCGGTGTTCAATATATCTTCACTGATGTTCCACCCCGCACCCGTAACCTTGGTGTCTGCGTCTCCCCCCATACCCCGAATAAGCTTGTCGAGGTTACTTTCGTTTCCGGCGTTGAGGGCAAGCATGACAAGATTGCCGCGAGTGATACGCATACCCGGCTTACCTAGACCACCCAAAAGGCTAGGGTTTACAGCTTTTCCAAAACTCTTTTGCACGCTCTTCGGCAGAGCAGCTACCAGCGCCCCGATTAAGTCGGACACTTCCAACTGCAATTCCTGAGATTGCACTGCCGCTGCACTAAACGGCTCGTACAGGGCTTGGTGCCACGGTCCCAGTACTGACCCATCCATTGCCTCTAGCAGCGCCTCGATTTTAAGTAATTGTCCGTCGATTGAGGCCATAAGAGATAGCGCTTTGAAACCGGTGATATTTTCTTCGGATGCGCTTTTGGCCCTGAACCTACTTACAAGAGTTTCTTTTCTTGCCGAAAGGGTGGTTAACAGCTCCGCTTTCAAAAGGCTTAGCTGTACGGCGTCTTCGCCTTTAAGGGCTCGCTTCGCATTGCGTCCTTGCGTGTCGTATCGTTTGATTACCTCGTGCAACTGCAAGAAGCGCAGATAGCTCATGCCCCTAATACTGTTATTTGGATTTGTTTCCGGGTCTAACAAGAAGTCGGGGACACTTAGCAATGCGCCGTCCTGCTCCTGCCTAGTTTCTATAAAGCTCTGTAACTCCGCTATCTCTGTTGTCCGCTCTGCTCTACCTGCAGCGCCGCCTTTAAAGTTAACGCTTTTAAGGATTGTCTTAATAACATCTACATATTCGGCCTCGATAGACGGGAACTTCGCACCCGGTTTCGAGAATGTTTTCATATACGCGCTTTTCTTATCTACGTCGCGCTGTGCTTTAAGGGCTTCTGTAGCCATGTAGTGGTTAACAAGGCGGTGAAATTGGTGCTTGTAAGCCTCGGTGCGGTCGCCGCGCTTTAAGGCGGCACCTGCCAGATCAGCGTGTTTCTTCTCTGCTTGAATATATTTAACAGGGCGGATGTCTTTTGTAGCGGCTGCAAGGAGACTGTCTACGGCGTACTGGCGTACAAACTTTTGTTTAAACGCAGGCTCCGTTGTTCTCAAAGCCTGTAACTCTGCAGCTAGAACTTGAGCTGTCTTGTCTATATGAACGCTATCTACCGCTTCGTACATGCTGTCGAACGCGCCGTGGGTTTCCTCCATCTTGCTCTCGACTACTGCCTCTACCGCATCAGCGTAAGGCGCAACCTCGACAAGCTCTGCAATCATACTTATTACATCTTCGTAGCCAAAGGCAGCGGCTACTATGGCGGGGGCTTCGCCTCCCTCCATGTACAAGGTCTTACCAGCAACTTTAGGCATATCGGATAAGGAATACCCTTCAGCCTGCAAGACTTCTACCAGAGCAGTTTCGTCCATACGAGCAACTGCCTCGCCGTCAGGGAGAACAGATCCGTCAGCTAGGCCCAACTCCGTTATCGCGTACATCAAACGGTAGACTGGTAGGGCCGCAACCTCCTGCCCTACTTCTGGTCGCAGTGCGTCTTTATTGTCTTTCCACCACTTTGTCAGCGTGCGCTTATGGTCTTGATTAGTTTTAGATAACTGCTTTGCTCGACGGGCCTCACCGGCTTCGGCAATGTTCTTCTGGTAGGCAGCAAACTGCGTCGGCGTCATACCGGCTTGCTCGGCGGTTTGTAGAAGAGGGGCCATACTGTATTGCCCCTCAACAATTGTGATCTCCTCATCCGAAGACAACATTCTATCTACGACACCCGTAACTTCTGGGGAAAATTTTACATCGAGGCCCGTAAAGCGCCTGTAAACGCTGCCTATCCACACTTTTAACTGAGAGAAGATGTTGCCAAGGGCGAGACTTGGAGCGCGTGCCGTAGCAAAGTAATCTTCTGCGCCGCGAGCAAATTGTTCGTGCATGGCGACGCTAAGGTATCGGCTGGGGCCTTCGCCGCGCAGCTCGCCGGATCTGGCATAAGCCGAGACTTGAGCCTCGGTCATCTGTTGCAGGGCAGCGACGCTGTCTTTGTCCTTGTCCTTCTTGGCGCGACGGACGGCCTCCTCGCGCAGCTCCAGAGGGCGGCTAGCCCACCAATCAGTGACGGTCTTAAAGTCTTGCTGGAAACCACCACCTACGGCGAGGGCGTCTGCCTTGAGCTGCTCCAGCCAGAAGTGACCACTTTCGTGCAGGAAGGTAGTCGGATCGGCCTTTTCAAATATCTGTATAAGGTTGACCGGGTTACCGTCCTGATCGTTAATTAAGTCTGAGGGGGTAAATCCGCCTCTGGGGCCTGCTGCTCCGCGCTGCTGCTCGAGGGCTGGTTGTTGTCCGCCTCGCTCGTACTGGTCGATGGCTGCGGCGACTTCTTGGGACGCTTGATCCCTGACATCACGATACCGCTGCCGAGCCACTCCCGCACTTCCTGCTGGGTCATTTCTGTCACTGGCATAGTCGTAATCCTTTTTCTCTGGGAACGCCGCCTGTAGTCGAGCGGCCTTAACATCATACTCTGAAGCAAGCGCATTATCAACAGCGTCTGCAAAACCACGCGGATCAACACCTTCTTCTAGGATTAGTGTCATCTGACCGTCTGTCGTTGACTGGCCGCCGATCTGAGGAAAACCCTCAATGCCGCGCAGGGTTTGATAGATCGCATCGATCTCCTGCAGGCTTTTGTCGCCAACCTGTATACGAACAGCCCCAGCCTCAAACGACCCCTCAAAAGCGTCGGCTGACAGGGCGACCATACTATCTTGGGACAGCACAAAACCCACAGCATTAGCGACGGCAGCGGGGTCACCGGAAGTTAGACGCAGAGAGAACGACGGGTTTGTGTCTTCTAGGTAGCTACCGATTTGAGGAGATACTGAACCTTCAGCTTCTGCTGCTTCTAAGACAGAAGGCAGAACACTCTTCGATACGGTGTCGCTGATTGCGAGCTGCGCTGCAGGGGGAAGGGCGTTCCACCGGGCAGACAGCTCTACATTATTAGGGTCCGGCGCGACCTCGAATATAACGTCGCCGGCAAAGTCTACTTCTTGGAAGAGTTCTCGGCCATTATCTTGGACGCCAGCTTGCCCAGTCCCTGCAGTACCTTCGGGTCCGACAGATCCAGCATCTTGTCCAGAGACGGCTCCCTGTCCAGATCCTCCTGCTCCATCTCCTTCAATTCCTTCGACTTCATATCCTTGGCTCCTAAATATCCGCGCAAACGTGGTGTCGTAACTCTCGTTGAGTGAGTTTGCTGTGACGACAGGGATGCCGTCCGCATCAACCTCTAACTCGTCGCGCAGACCGCCCCATAATTCTTTCTCAGGATACCATAACAGAGCCTGCAAGTCAGCAGTAGTAACATCGATACCCCGCTCGGAAAGTATCTCGCGGGCGCGCTGCCCGACAGCCTCGACCTGCTTTCTCTGCGTGCCGTTAGCAATTTGGTCTAGGGGCGTAGACAGATTAGATTTGATAGCTTTTGCTGCTCGCGCCCATGTTGGCTGCAGCTCTGTGGGGATGTTGGCTGATCCATAGGTTTCCTGTAGCCGCTTATATTCCTTAGACCATGCCGTTATTAAACGGTTTGAGTAAGCAAGCAGCGCGTCGTCCGTCTTTCCGTACTCAGCCTTCCAAGGCTCGGGGGCTTTAAGCCCTGCAAGATCAGACAACAGCGCCTTACCCTCAGAGACTTCTTTATTAAGACGGCGCGTCTCGGCGCTAAAATCTTTCTTTGTCTGGCCTTCAAGTTGTCCGGCGCTCTTATGCGCCTCAAGAGCGGCCTCGGAAGATGCTAGGTCAGATCGAGCCATCTCAATAAGGTCTGGCGAACCCTGCTCATTTGACCGGGATTTAGAGATTGCGGCTTTTAACCTGCGCCGCTGTGCGGGAACCGCGTCCGGCTGTCCAATACTCTTACCCGTTAGACGGCCCCAAGTGCGGCGCATCCACAAGTCGATTGTCAGCGGGTCAAAATTTCCGTTGAGGTTCTGCCAGAACCCATTGCCAATCTTAGGTCCGAGCGTCGAAGATCCGTAGACCACAGCATCCTTGGCTGTGTTACCCGGCGGGCTATACGGTATACCCGCAGCCTTCATCTCCACTTCCCACTCCCGCACTGTCTTACTAGCGCGGAACATGGCATCTAGCGCAGTCATACGCTCCGCAGAAGTGTCTCCGGGCATAGCATTAAGCATCGGGAGAAACTTCTCGAAGTTCTTGCCCATCGCTGCTTGCTTGTCTCCGGTCCCCCACTCCTTCTTCATGGAGTAGTCGCCGGATTTTATACTCTCCACCATTTCGGAGAAAGCAGTGTCTGCTGCTGTGGCGTTAAGAGACACACTCAGGTTTTGTGACGTCACCGCCATGATGTAGGTGAACGCGAAGCGCGCGTTGCTCGACGTACCGAAGCCAGCCTCGGCTGCTGCCGCATCATCTTGCAGCATCGGGTATTTAATAGAAGCGACGTCCATTGCCCGGAGAACGGCTTCTGAGTACCAGTCAGCGGCGTTACCTGTACTCTCAAGGGCGAGCTGCGCCTCAGCAGCCGTAAGCCTGCCAAGCTGATTTATCTGCTCTTCGGATAATACCTCAGTGAAATCAATTATGGCGTCGCCGTCGAACTGATCCTCAAGCCACTTCGCAGCCTTCTCGTTAGTACCCAGCCGTTTAGTAGGCATTGCCTCGGGTCGGTAGATCGGGTTGATCCGGGCCGCTTCATCCGCCGTAAGGCCGAGAGCTTCTGGATCTTGTACGGTAGCGCGTGCCTGCTCTAACGCACCGTCAGGCGCGTCTTGGAACAGGATGTTGGGATCAGCCGGGTCAAACGCGCCACGGTTAAACGTGGACTTGATCTGCGTCGGCTCGAACGCGATTATCTCCTTAGCGCGTTCGTTTATAATGCCGTCATAACCCTGCGCTTTTAGTTCTTCTATTCTCGATTGCGGAATATACGATGTTTCTGCGCCATAGACCGGAGGTCTACGGCCCGCCCCGACGTTCTGAATGCGCTCTTTTATAGAACCCCAGAATGTCTGATCGGTAATGACCAAAGGGTTCTGAATACTTAGGTAAACAGGGTAAATCGCTGGGCCGGTGCCTTTTCTACCAGACCCCGTATAAGCCGAGGCATAATTTGAATCGTCGGTAAAATACATACCGGCTTGCCCGAACTGCCGTAAATACTCCTGACGCTCGGTAGAACCAGAAGCTGTAGGGTCGAACGCCTTAATGTCGTACTGGGTGCCGTGGTAGACGACCAGCGGATTGCCCTCGGCATCGACGACTTTACTCTCACCAAACCATTCCTTGAAGCGCGGCGTCTGAGTGATGTCTCCGCCAGCCTCAGCAAGCTCTGCCTGTAGAACCTCTGTAGATACGCCGAACTCTTTGGCTGACTGCTCAAGAAGGTCTTGGCGCAACTGGACTGGGTCGCCTTCTGTGACGTCGAACAGCTCGGCGCTGTCGAGAAGGGCCTGATCCCAAATGACCATCTCGTTAATAGACTTCTTCTCATGCCCACTAATACCGGCTTCGACAAGACGCTCGGTTCCGTTTTCAAGCTCGCTGCGTATGCGCGAAATTAAGTTGCCGACCGACTCATTTGCGCCAATCTCAATACCGGCTTCGGCGGCTAAGTCAGCAAGCGTCTGCTGCATTTCTGAAGACAGGTCAGAAACACGAGACATAAAATCGACAACACCGGATAAACTTTCGGCGGGGAGGCGCGCTTCGTAGCTACGCCCACCGCGTGCAAACTGTGTTGCTTGATTTCCGCCTTCTGTTGAGAAGTAGATGCCAGCAGTTTCTCTGGGGCTTGTAGAAGTTGGGTCGTTGGCGCGGCCCGTGAATGCGAGATCTAACTTACCGCCTTCAAGAGCTGGGCCGCCGTGGCGGAGAGTAACGACAGAAGAGGAGCTGTCTTTGCCTCGTATTGTATCCCACACAGAACGAAGTCTGCCTTGTTCAAGCGCAGAGGACTGTGCTGCGGGCTGGCCTCCCTGTATCCGCAAGTTATCGGCCTCAAACAGAGCAGCAGCGTCTACTGGCTCTCCGGTTTCGCGGGCAATGCGGACGGCTCGGGCGGTGTATCGGCTTGCAGTTAAGAGGGCAAAGGCGTCGGACTTATCTGCGTCGTATCGACCAGTAGCCTTGATCTGCTCTGCTACTAAAGAGCGAATAGCCGCTGCGTCATCCGCAAGCTTGTCAAGAACAGGCTTAGTAAGTTCTGGGCCTAGCAGCTTGTCAACTTCCTCTTTTAGAAAGTCTTCAATACGTACACCTTCTTCGACGGCTCTCTCCGCCTCATCTGGTGTTAGAGCGCCTTCTTCAAAAGTGGTGTGGCGGATCAAAGAGTCAAAACCGTCTTTACCTAGAATATGGCGTATAAACGTCTCAGCGCCTATCTGGACATCTTGACCTTCGGCTGCTGCAAGCCTTACTTCTTCCTGCGTAAGGCCCAGCGTGTCTATTGCGTCTCCATCCTGATTAAATATTAATAAGTTTTCGGCACTAATATAGACGTCTGGGGTTCCCTCAGCAGCCATTCTATCGGCTAGGATGCTGGCTGCGGTGTCTAATTTTTCAATGGGGATACCTGAGACAATGCCCGACAACTCCTCGTTACCGCGCAACCACTCTTTAAGTCTTTTATCGTCGGCACGTTTAAGAACATCCGCATGTCCAGCAACAGTTAGCTGTAGACTTGTCATAAGCGGGCCGCTGCCTAAGATACCTTCAAGAAGCGCCTCTTGGAAATCGTAATTTCCAGTAGCAAGCCGTCCTGCGTACAGTTCGCCGAGGGATTCTCCCAAAGTATTTACTCCGGTAGCCCTAGAAACATTCAAGGTCATAGACCGCGTAGGCTTTAGGGCAGCCGCAACTTTTATTCCCGTGAGGCTTGCAACGCTAATCGTAGCAGCGCGAACGCCTAGAAAGCGCTTCATTTCTTGGTTGGCAACGACAGAGGCGTCTGTCTCGTTTCGAGCAAATTCAGCTCTACCCGAAATTGTTCTAAGATCGATCTTTCCATCGGTTATGTCTAAGATAGATTTATAAAGCTTAGGGTCATTAATGTTTGCTAATTCTCGCAGCGCACCATGCGCCGTCATTAGAGAGAGCCCAACGGTGGGGGCACCTAGCGACGTTGCAACTAACCCAGCAGCTATGCCGGGGAAACTCTCCGCACTTGTAATCGTCGCCCACTTCGCCGTGGCGACTGGATTTGCAGCTAAATAGGCAAGCGTCTCTCCTTGATCAAAAAACCCATCTCCTTTAGGCATACCGTCAATCAGAGCCTGCACGTCTGAAGGGTACTTGTAGTCTTTACCCGCTTTAATTATAGCTTTGGTGGAGATGTCAAACACCCGCACAGCTTCGGCTCTAAGCGCAGCGGCGTCTTCTGGGTCAGTAACGGACGCAGCTATTGCGGCGGCGGCACCGGCTCCCGTTTTGCCTACAACCTCAACGGGAAAAGCGAGCGGTTTAGCCACACCGAGTATTCCTAAATTTAAGCTCCAATTCTCAAATGCATCAACAAACGCCTCGCCCGGCTTACCGGCAAACTTCGCTCGGCTTGCAGCACTGCGTCTTTGAGCTTCGCCTACAACGCCCCAAAAAGTTTGAATAGAAGATTTGACTGGGGCTTCAATTACCGCATCTACAAAAGATACGTCTCGACGGCGCGCAGCCAGAGCCTCTGCTGTACGGTCTTCAGGAGACATCATTATACGAAGGTACGTCGCTATCGAGCCCTCAGCAGAGAACATCAGTGGGATATCCCCACGCAAAATGGCCGCCTCTTCGGCGCTTTGCGCTAAACGCTCTCTAGTCGCGCTTTCAAGGGCCAAAGCTTTACGCAGCCCCGGGGTTCCTATAATAGATTTGAGTTGGTCGTCGGAATAACCTGATAAAACTTCTTTGCTAAGGCCGGAGTACGTCTTGATTGCGATCTTTTCGATGGCCGCACGATTGCTGTTTATATCTGAAGTTAGGTCGAAGTTTTGGAGAACAGCTTCCGATAGTGGGTTTATCGTCAAACCTCGGTCAGCGGCTTCGGTATTGGGAAGTGCGCCACCCATAAAATTCCATTGGCGCTCGGGAGCAACCACTGGCTCTTGCCCAGCCTTGTATGGCGCGACGCGACTAGGATCTAAGGGAGGGGGAGCTGGGGCTTCGGGAATGGGTTTAGACGGGAAAACAATTCTAGGCTTTGGAGCCGCAACATCTGGCGCAACATCTGGCGCAACAGATGGCTCAGACGGAAAATTATAGACGGCCATCTATTGTTGCCCCCACGCCTTGAGAAAGTCAGCCTTGGTTTTGGTGGACATGCTAGCGTACCAACCCAACACAGCGGCCACATCAGTTGCATTGTAAGAGATATTGGGAGTTGTCTTGCGAGTTTGTTCGATAAGAAAGTCTAGGAGGGAAGCAGGGACGCCTGCGTCTGCGGCGTCGCTATACGCCGTCTCCTGTTTCTGCAGCTCGGCGCGTGCATCAGGCAGAGTGTCTACATCCAAATACTTGGCAAGAGTAGTCAAGTTGATAGGGCCTTCCATGTCGTCGAACGCCTGCTTCATAACCTGCTCCGTTTTACCGAATACAACTGCCAAGAACCGGCGGTTCTTGCGACCGGGTTGTAGTTCTGCAGTGAACTCGTCGAAGTCTGGCTCTGTTTCTGCAACAGTTAACGCACCACGAATAGTGTATTTGTCGGCCATCATAAAATTATCTGTAATTGCTACTCGAATTAAAACACCGGAGACAGCTTTCTCGATATCCTTCATATCGGGAGCTTTGCCTTGCTCCGCTGCTCGCTGCTGCACGTCTAAAATAGCGGCCTTCATAGTTTCATTATATTTATTAAGACTACTTCTTTGATTACTCGGTACACCGATACGGTTAAGTACGCTACCTACGGTTACAGGGTTTTTGCCAGCCAGCTTCTCTAGGCTTTTCTCTACCCTATCTTGGATTAGTTCTAAGTCGTTGTAATCAACTCTATCGAGAAATTGCTTAAACTTACCGGATTTCATTGCCGCGACAAACTGAGCGGGGTGGCTTATAGCCAACCCGGATAATGTGCGCTCAATCCCATCAAACGAGACGGCAGCGCCTTTCTCTACCTCTACCCACTTTTTATCGGCTATGGACTCCCCTTGTGCCTCACTAACTTTCTTCACATTAGATGGTAAAAGTAGCCGGGGATATGCGGCAAAAAACTCCTTTAGTTGCACGACGTTTTCCGGTGCCATAGGGTTTTGATCTTTACGAATCATATCGACGTAGAGGGAAGCCTGCGCGTTGACAAGATCAGTGCGGGCTTGCGACCTATTACCCGCATACGCGGTAAATTCTTGATTGAGGTCTTGCTGCTTCTGTGGGTCATTGGGGTAAGCCGCATAAACAGAGGCCCGGATTGCGGAGACCGACGGCTCGTTTCCGTCTACCGTAAGTTTGCGGACAATATCGGTAAGCTGGACACGCGCCTCAACACGTCCTCGCAAAGGTGCAACTCGGGCCTCGGCGGCTGTCCTGTCAGCCGTGTCTTTTCCAAAATCAGGATTATCTGCTAAGAAGGCAATGGCTTCGGCTTCTTTCCCATCAGCAAGAAGTTTGCTGATTGCTTGGGATACACCCTTCCCCTCATACGCCCTAATACTATTTTCAAGAATTAATCTCTTATCCTTTTTAGCAGGGTCGTCGCCGTTGTAGTTTATAAGGGCCGGATCAATGCCAGCGGCTTCGGCCTCTAAATTGAGTACAGTGCTTTCAGAAGCGCTTCTAAAAGCCTTAACGCCTTCCGCCGTTAAATTAGCTACAAGAGTTTGGGTGGCAGTACCAATACGAGCTGCTGATACTTGCTTAGTTACCGTGTTCTTACCAGCGGTGAACGCTGCGACAGAGGCTGCAGAGAACTGGCTCTGAGATACTGTAGAGAAATTGTCTGCGGCAGTGTTACTAGAAGGAAGCTGAAAATTATATTTAGCCCGCACATCTGCTACAAAAGCATTAAATTCAGTCGGTGCTGTAGCAGCGGCGTCTTGTTGCGCCTGCCCGACAAGAGACTTTATGCGAGCGTTTTCGCTAAGCTGATACGCTTTGACTTCAGTCTCAAATTTAGTTAGGTCTCTCGTGTCGTCTTCCTCAACATCTTTTATAACCGCTGTGCTGAGAGCATCGGCCCCTTTAGCGAGCTGACCCAAGGTGCGCGCTTGAGCAGCGCCAAACACGTCCTTGTCGGGGTTAAGATTTTGAAATGGCGTCGGAGTGAACTGAGACTGTACAGACCCTATTGCTTGTCCACGCAATGCTGGTGTTGGTATTCTAGCCATTATTAAATATCCATAATCGACATCTGTTTCCAAATCATCTTAGCCATGAGAATAAGCGCTGCGCCGCAAGCGCTGATAAGGATCATCTCCAATCGCTTGATGCGCTCAATCTTGGGTACGCTGTACTGCCTCCGCCGCCCCACCACCCAGCCGTTTTGCCTGCGCCGTATACTTTACCTGCGCCGCCTAATAGAGATCCCACAGCACTCATGCCGGGGCTTTGCTGGGACGCTTTGAGAGACTGCAAACCAGCTTCAGCTTGGAAGTTTACGCCCTGCACTTTTGCTGCTTGAACTTGCTGCGCGTAGCGATCTCGCAGTTTTAAAATGTCGTACTCACCTTCACCAGCAAGGTCTATCTGCAGGCCCGTAGCTGTAACTCCGAGATCGTCATCTACTAGTAAGCCATTAGCCGCTAGGCGCGCTCTGGCTGCACCCCTAGTAGCTTTGAGACGCTCGCGTTGCTCGTCTTCGGCAATATCACCGTACTGCTGAAGTCGTTGTGCATTCTGCTGCGCGACGATGGCGTTATTGTTTGCCACTTGCGCTTGGTAGTCTGCCTGCGCTTGGGCGGCAGACGATTGTTGCATAGCACTTACAGCACTAAACGCCACCGACGCTACTTTTCCTATTGCGGTCAACGTCGCTGCACTAATACACATTAAGCTGCCCTCATCATATGAAGTGTACCTGACTTAGTGTAGCCCATGCGGTCAAGGATGCGGCCTAGTGTGGCATTCTCAATTCCCGCAAAAACAGAGATAACAATCTCATCAGCGCGGGGCGCGGCCCACTCTTTAAAAGATTTTAATAAACGAACACCTTGTCCTCCCGAACGATGCTCAGGCAGGACATATAAGATAATGTCGCGAGCTACCTGTACGTCAGTCCACAAGTCAGTAGATACCTCGCCAAGGAATACCCCAATTAATTTATCGTTGAGAACAACACCTTTAGTGTAAACAGACGTATTTAAGATTAAATCGCACAAGATATACTCTGTGCGCTCTTCGTGCAGAGCATAATCTTTGTACACGCTTTCCACATGCATGGAACGAGCGATATGCAGTAGCTGAGGTACGTCGGCTTGGGTCAAATCTCGGATCATCAGTTACCCCCAATCAACACGTCCGGCACCAAAGCTAGGAGGTTCATCGGCAAAGGATCTCGCTGTTGCACGATAACGTATCCGTCTTTATTCCAGCTTGGTGACATCGTAACGCCTTTGTCTCCAGTGACCCACTCGGGAGGTTGGCCGTATTGAGCCGAAAGGCCGTATTTTATTTCGCGCATGTGGTCCCGGTCGGGTCCGTACCATCCGCCTAGTGTAGTCGCAAACCTCAAACTAAGGCGACTAATTTTCTTGTCTCTGCCTTGTATGGTGTCGCCGACGTTGCCGTTGTCTATGCGAAGAGACTGGATCTCCGACGTGTAGGGTAGACCGATATGCACCCTGCTCGCGGCGCTAGGAAGCGTCACAGAGCCATTTGCTATAGTAAGGTCGCGTATGACATAGCCGTTAGCTAGAGCGACCACTGTCTGGCCTTCTAGGTGCCATAAGCCGCCTAGTGTGGTCACAGCTTCACGAACTTCACCGCTTGAGCTGTAAACCTTGAAGGCAGTGCTGTTGACGTTAACGCCGTTGTTCTGAAGTTGGAATGTGTGGGTCGTAGCCCCAGCTACAGTATAGCCGGTTCCCTCAAGCTCAGTGTCGTATGACCACCCACGAGTAGCAGCGCTGTCAACGACCTTAATACCCGTTATGTCAACGACATCTCCGTTGCTAAACCCGTGAGAAGTTGCGGTAACGACAACCGGATTTGCATTGGTAAAACCCGTAATTGTTACCGGGCTGTCTAGCGTCAAACCGCTGTCCACAAAATAACTGTCTTGCACATCCGATATGTCGCGGCTCCGCATACGCTCAATGTATTTGACAGTAGCACCACCGATGATGCGGTCTACGACGTAGTACGTGAAGTCGTCGTCCCCTTCCCGAATAGCGGCAGCAGATTTAAAGTCGCCCTTAGTAGTATGGCGATGCCATCCAAATACGTTTTGTTCTCGAGAGTACGTCATGCCAAGGAGCACGCCGTCATCCCGCACACACCAGATTATGCTGTGTGGTGCCTGAGCGTATGTCCAATCTACAATGGTGTCGTTGTCGAACAAGTGGCGGGCCAACACCGACAGATCGTTACCGGCGTAGCTGTCGCTCTCAAACTTATATCCAAGATCGCGGACGGACTGACCCGGTTGCATATAGATGACGATGTCGCCAGCTACGATGGGGGGTAGACTTGTAGAGCCGTAGTATGACTGCGGCTTAATCTGAATACCGGCAGGGGTAATAACGCCGTCTACGCCCTGAACCAACCACTCACCACCCGACGTCAAGATTACAAGATCGGACAGAGAAACGTAGTGGCGTATCTCATTGACCTGCCTACTCGCGAGGGTCACCGTTATTGCGTCGTCGTCTCGCGCTGGGCTGGAGACGGCGAGATTAGTAAAATGCGCTGTCTGCGTCATCCACACACGCTGTGTGTAGCTGTCGCTGTTACCGAAAAGTTTGCGCTGCTCGTGATAACCTGCCGTAGACGGAAAATTACCGGTCCCCACAAAAGGGTTTCGTGTACGAGGAGGGGTGTCGCTTACCTCTGGGCCAATGTTTATGTCAGTAAAATCAGTCAACTCAGTGCGGCCAATAAAACCAAAGAGGCCGTTCTTCTCCCGGTATACGGTGTAGCTCTCCGCATTAGCTGCTGCGGTCCACGCTACCGTATTATCTGGCTCGAGGTGACTGTTTGTGATCTTGATAAACATCGGGAACACGCTGCCCCCAGACGAGTAAGTTGTGTAATTCGTCGTATTGACTTGCGCTCCGGCGTTGTCAGTAAGCTCAAAAGTAGTACTACCCTTGTTGGAAACTTTAAAAACTTGGCCGTTAGCCTCGGTCATCCCCACTACGCCGCTGATATACACGTCGTCGCCATTTAAAAGCCCGTGCGATCCCGAAGTCGTAACCACACCCGGATCTGCTTTTGTTATGGCAGTAATACCGCTACCTACTGCCGGGGCGGTGCCGCGAAGGCTTTCTTCCCCGCTGTCAAGATTGGTTGCGGTCACAACGTAGCGGTATGTCGTCGAACCAGTGGTGTTTACCGTGACCCCTAACCCTGTAGGAAAGGCTTGCTTTGGTTGAAAATCTATCTCCGTAATTGTCCAAGCATCGTGACCTGTGCGGGCAATATCTCGGGGAGCGTAGTCTGGGTGCGTAACGGTTAACACGTCCGCTGATTGGACATACTGCAGATCAAAGATGTCGGCGGCGGTGTAGGGCGTGGTCAACTCGAAGACCTTCTGCGCGGTTCCTGCAGATCCGTAAGTTGTAAACGCAGTGCTATTTATGTTTGCTCCTGCGTAATCAGTTAGGGCGAAGGTGTTCGTCGTGACACTAGCGGCGCGTAGAAACCTACCGTTAAGCTCTGTCATGCCAACTACGCCAGTGATAAACACGTCGTCACCGTTGCTAAATCCGTGGCTGCTTGACGTGACTACCGCAGGGTTTGCCTTAGTTACCGCACTAATGGTTTTTGCGCTTCCAGTCAGAACCTGACCGCCGTCTTTATAGACACGCATGTACAGGTTACCGAACTCTAGAATGTAGGTCTGAGTAGTGTTGAACTCAAACGGTATTAAACGAACGGCAGTAGATGGTGTCTTAGCTGGGGAAACGTACTCCAAACCGGGTCGGTTAGTCAGACCCCCATGTACTTGCACAAAGAAATTTTCAGCCTTGTAAACAGAGGATTTATATTTGTCGATATCAACACGAGCCGCAATAGCATCGCTGACCTCACCCCCTGACAAATTTGCCTGAATAACTTTTGTCATTAAACCCTAGCCCTAATCCAATCTGCGTCCGGTATTGCGGGCTCAATACCTTCATTAGAGTCACTAGCCCATGCGCTGTTAATCACGGCTTGCGCTTGCTGAAACAAGAAATCAGCAATACCGTTGTCGCCTGTCAGCGGCATAGCCATGCGCGCACCAAGGACATAGGAAAACGCCATAACAAACTCTGGGTCGTAGTCTGCGGTATCTTCAGCTCGGAAGGTGTAAAATATTTGTGGGGTTTCTTCGTTACTTAACATGACGCGAGTGTTGTCCGCATTGCGGGCAACCTCAAACTTAATCTTTGGCTGGTCGTCACCTAATGGGTTTACGATGCCGAGCAGCTTAATGCAGTCCGTAGGGTAGGTGTACATGTACGTCCAGTTACCGGGCACCGTACCGGCCAAAGCGGCTGGTGACGTATACTTTGTGGCGAACACCCACGGATGTTGACGTAGTAAAGCATCCCGCGTGTCGTCATAAAGCAGGTTGACCTGCTCCGCTTCTGGCGTTGCCTCGGTGATGTCGCTTATATCGTAGCGGTCACCGACGTGCTGCAAAGCCAGCTTGGCAATTTGTACCTTACTAGCCATCGGATACTACTCCTCAGACTTAACGGAAGCGCGGCGGCGAACAGGCTTTTCAACTTTCTCCTCAATAATCTCGATGCCACGAGTGGGCAGCACTACACTATCACTGACGTCGTACTCGACGCCGGTACGGTAACGACGGTTATTGTCGAAGAAGTCAGTGTGAAAAATAACTTTAGGCATGGGTCAATCCTCTTAATAGAGAGTGGTGGGGGCGACTAAGCCCCCACCAAACACTTAGTTAGTTGAGTCAGGCAAAGCAGTCCAACCGACCGGATCGTAGGTCAAGAAGGCATTGATCTTACCTGCCGTCAACGCCGCAGTTGCGGTTGTAGTAGCAACACCGAGGAACCGTTCGTAAGTTCCAATAGGTAGGGCAACCACAGCAACTGTGTAACCGGCGATTAACGTAGCCTTTGCAACAGGACCGGACGCAAAGTGCTGCGTGGCCGTTCCGTCAACTGCAATAGCAGCCGCTGCGTCAGACAACAGTTTAAAATCGACAGTGGCAGATCCGCCCGACGTTACCGCAGTGTCCACTTGGATCACGAGGTAGATCGGCTGGCCGTTACCAATGTCAGAAGTTGTAGAGCCAAGGTCAATGACATCACCAATAAGGTCGGTGTCAGTTCCCGAGGTATCGAGTGCGGTGGCATCCGCAAATTCAAGCCGTTCGTCCATAATCATGGGATAATCCTTTCTATATGGATGAGTTAGGAAACAGTCGCTTCGTTGCCACGAAGGGCATCGCAACGACGGATCGGGATACCACCCCATGAGGTCTGCATCGTACCACCTACGATATCAGTAGTCAGGGTCGAGCTAGAAACAGCACTCGACGTCTGGCGACGCAGCATGGACAGGATTGACTTATCCATGTACCACGCACAACGACCCATCGACACGTTTGGAATTTCCGTCCACGCCTGATGCATTAGGTCATTAAGGTTAGCGCCGGATGCTGCTGTAGCCAGAAGGGCTGAACGATCAATGTTTGCGATACGAACTGCGTAGCGCCAATCACGAACAGACAGACCAACATCCCAACGGTAATGCGTGCGGAATGCCTGCATACGACCGTTGGAACCATCAGCGTTCTCAAGGGTAACTTCACCCAGATCGCGCTGCTGAACGCCAGCTTTCGAGCCTTTAGGGATAATACCGTGGCAGGTATTTGGTCCCCAGCAGATCAGCCAGATGGACGCATTGTCCGAACCCGACCCACCGCCTGCAATGATGTTGTCACCGTTTTCAGCGGAGAGAGAGTTATACCGAGCTGACAGACCCGTGAACTCTTCAGGTGCAGTGCTTTCATCGCCATAGAACAACGTAGACGCGAACTCTTGGTTCATGCCTTCGATGTGCGGACGATCTTCCTGAAGACGGAATGCAGCAGGGTTACCTGCCATTTCAACAAGGGCTTTATCAACTTCGGAGTAGTCCTCCATCATCCCTGTGTTGTCCGTGACCTGTACTGCGCGACTCTTCGTTGGCTGTACGCCGCCGTAGAGTTTACGCCAAGTCGGTGTAGGCAGACCAGAACGGATCGAAGTCCGGTGGCCTGTGGTTAAGTTGCCCTCAAGGAACGTCATGTCCATGAGAATTTCATTAGTGGCGTTGAGAATTTCTACAACGTCAGCAATGGACCCGTCAGGATCGGTGACCTTTGCAAGGTCAGCGAGCGTCGGGTTAGTTACGCTAAGAGTAGCCATAAAGTTTTCTCCTTAGTTGGCTGCGAACATCGTTGGATACATCTTCTCCAAACTATCTCGGCCTTCGATTTTATTGTCTCCGGTGACGAGATCGCTTTCAGAGATGGCGCGCCCAACACGATAAAAGAGGCGAATTACCTCTGGATGGTTCCCCAAGCCGAGCCCGTCAGGGTTATCAGCAGAGGGGGCGTCAATCAGCTTAGCCAGTTGCGGACTACCAAACGTGTCGATGGCCCGCTTTGCCAGCCCAAGGTTCTCGTCGAGGTTCTCCCCGCCAAGCTCCTTGTCAGCCTTAGTGTCTTCAGCCCAGTGATTAATGCGTTCACTAAACTGTGTAGACATCTCTTCCAGTGCTGCCGCACTGCGTTGGATGTCGTATTCCACAAGTTGCTGGAACTGTTTCTGATTAAGACCTAATTCCTTGGCGGTCTCGCCAAAGACTTCGATTTTATCCGAATCAACTTCAACACCTTCTGGTGGCTCGAACTCGTACTTTTCAGGTACTACGTTGTCGCCTTCTCCTTCTCCCTCGTCACCCGACAGCAGGGTCTTGGATTCTTCTTCGCCAGCGACTTCTTCAGTCTGCTCGGCGGATACCTCTTCGGTTACAGGAGCTTCTTCAGCCACTGCTTCCTCAACTACTTCTTCAACTACTTCTTCGTCTGCCATGTTCTCCTCCATTGGCTATTCATCGAAATGGTTCTCTTCAAGCATCTTCATATAGGCCGCAGAATTTTGACCGCGAAGATGCTCGTGAAGCGTCGTGCCTACAGATCGTGCGCCTTCGTTAAACGCCGTAGCGTTGGGGCTGTCTGGCACAAAGCTCGGTGAGTTAATGTGGCTATGAGCAAACATCAGATTGTACAGCCACCGCCTGCCCCGAGGCTCAGACACAATGAAATCAATGTCCTTCTGCAGGTCATCTTCTTCCCGCTGAGCCTTGGCTACTTGTTCAGGGTCGGAGGCGTTGTAGGTCATACGGCAGTTTCCGGTGTACCACCACCGAGGCCGCTAATCAGCTCCGTCAACGCGTTGGGGTTCTGCGTATCAGTCTCGCTCAATACTTTGGCGCTTTGTGCAGCTTGTCCGCCCATCTCCATAACCTGCGCGGCCTGCTGCTCCTCAGCCCTAGCTTGGCGCTTGGCTTCAAGATCGTCGCTGGAAATGATAACGTTAGGGCTGGTGCCGAGGATGTCTGAGTATTGACGTAGGGCTTCGTCGGCATCTATGCCGTCTACGATATCTGGGAACACCGCGACCATATTACCGGCAAAACCAAGGACGCGCTCGAGGCTGGAGGCGGCAACAGCCTGCTGGGCCTGTGCAAGTAGAGACACATACTCTACCTCCAAGTCTTCACCTTCGAGTGCTTCCGGTATTGGGGGGAGGAGACCACCCTCGAGAGCATACTCGAAGACGTCGTCCAATAGTGGGTCCAACAGTTCTACATTGATCCGTTGTAGCACAGGCCCAAGCAGCACTAATTTCTCTTCGTGTCGTTCCACTACTTCAGTAGCGGTCATCTGTCTGCGGTCTGAGTTAATCATCATGGCAAACAAGTCGGCGTAGAAACCACGCTGCACACGGTTCTGCACTTCCTGAATGTCGAGCATCAAGTCATTGATGCGAGGCTGCACTTGATACGCTGGGGCAAAGCCTTGCGCTCCCTGCAAAGGGTCAACGTATGTCGTCTGCCCCGGCAGCACTGTCGAAGGTTTACCTTTCAGGCTTGTCGGTGCAACCATCGGAGGGTTGACCATCTTGTCGATAGCCTGAGCCTTACGCTTCTGCTGGTGCTGCAACTGCTTGATGTCACCGAGGTTGTCCATTCCGGGAGATCTGCCGTAGACCTCGCCACTAAGAACGTCCCATCGCGGCACATACGCAGGAAATTTATTGTATCCGCTCTCCATCAAGAACTCGTCGCTCTCGGAAGACAGCTCGAAGTAGCAGCTCTTGAACGGCATATTCTTGCCGTCCTTTTTGCCGTACTCGCGATCTGCCATCAGGCGGGGCTCGATAAAGTGTACGACCTCGACGCGGGCATCGTAATTGCCGTCGTCCCACAATTTCTTGGTTGCCTTGCTGACACCCTTCCAGTCCATCGCGCCGTCTTCGCTATGGACAAACTTCTGAATGATCTGGCCGACAGTCATTGTAAAGTGACGGCCCAAGGTATCCACCTCGCCAAGGTCGTTCTCGGCAATCACATACTCGCCAGCAGTGAACGGGCGGAAACGGATCACGTTATCAAACGACGGCTGGCGGTACAGGGGTGCAGTGCCGAACGACCCAAGCTCTGTGTAGACAGTGTGAATTGAATTGTAGAAGTTAGATTTGTGTAGAATGGATCTTTCGATGTGCTCGACCTGAGCCAGCCACGCCCGCACTTCACCGTCATCCATCAGATCATCGCGCACTTTGCGTCGATGCCACGGGCGTGCCGGTGACGTCATGCCGGACATCAGACCAGCAGCCATAGTCCGCATTGCCTGCGTGCCAGTGCTGTCAATAATCTTAGTGGTGCGCTTGCGGCCTTTGCTGTTCTGGCTCTCGATCAGATACCGACCACGACGAGGTGTGATGTAGTCTGTAATCTCCTGCCAATGCGAACGCCACGAAGAGCGGTCGTCTTCAAGCTGCAGGTAACGACGATAGAGCGCGGACTTCTTACCGCGCAAAGGCACGGTCGTGTACGTGTTGTCTACGCTAGGTAAAGGCATACTGTTAGCCCTTCATCGTCGGATACATACGATCTGTAACCGCGTTTGCGTCTTCTTCTTCTTCGCCGTCTTCCATAAACGCGATCTCTGTAACTTCGAGCGTAGCGGTCATGCCGTCGTCAGTCTCGGACAGTGATGCGACCTTAACCGTGCAATGTATCTCGCGCTCAGTTCCTATAGGGCCTACGTCGCCCAGCTCAGACAACTGGTCGCTATCAAGGTACAGCTTAGGCATAGGTTTTTTATCCTCGCCCATGAATGTCTTCATTACGTCGCCCATACCCATAGGATTAATTCCCTAACAGAGTTTTGTCTGCAGTATCAGCAGCGGCCATCGGACTTTTGTTAGTGCGGATAGTGCTACGAAGACCACGCGCTTGTTTCAAGCGGCGCTGCTCTGCTTCCCTAGATTGCACGACAGCCGGATCAGCCTTGGTAGGCGGCGGAGGCAAAGGCGGCGGAGGAGGAGGTGGCGAAGAAGACTTTCCCATACCAAAGCCGGGGACTGTGAATAGTTGTTTCAATTTCATGGTAAGACCTTTCTTGCGGGTCAGTGAGTTGTAAAGTTGATACGGCGTCAATGCCCACGATTTAATAGCGCACACTACTTTAACGTGCCCGACACAATTGTTGAGAATTGAGAACGACATACATGGAACGTCACCGCGCTCAATGGATACGACCTCAAAGCCGTACGACAAATAGTGTGCCTTTAAATCAAAGTCGGCTGCAGCCTCAGCTCGAATAATCGGCAGCCCCTTATGCCAGTTGTAACTGAGCCACATGTTCTGCTCGGTATCCTGCAGCGCACACCAGACATGACGGCGGCTGCGGCTAAGCATCCACGCAAGTGGGTGTGCATTCTCTGCGCCAAAGACAACCAGACACTTCATGGCTTGACACACTACATTATGTGTCGGTTGCTTGTCTAGCTACTAAATGGGTCATACTCTGTAGCGGTTGCTTGCTGCGTGCCGGTGAAACCCAACCTCGAGGGGTAGACCGGCAGGACGTAGGTCAATGCCAGCGCGTCAGCCATATCAGGCGATGCAACGCCCCGGCTCTTCGCGGCCTCCTTGCTCTCCAGCTTGATCTCATTCTTCAGGGTGTAGCCGTACTCGAGGCCGGTCAGGTCAGTGATCAGGTCTGCGCTGTCTGGCAGCCTGATGCCGTCAATGATCGCCTCTTTCAGATTGCCCCACATCTGTGCCCGTAGATTTGAATAGCCACGCTGCGTCGCCTTACTGCCGAAGTTGATCTCGACGACATCAAGGCCGAGCTGCCTGCACCGATCCACGACACCGCCGCCTACACCGCCGCCATCGATGAACACAGTGTCGGGGTTCTTTGCCCTCGCAATCTCCACGACCTTGGCTGACAGCTCCATCGTATCCATGCCTCGGAACGTGTGCCATCCTTGGCTCTCTGCATCTCTGCCCTGTCGCAGGCAGATCACCGACTGATCGTCGCCGAACCGTGCAACATCGACACCCATGACCAACGGATCGTGAGGCTGCACCGCAACTGTCAGGTTGATGCAGTCGCGTGCTGCCTCGCTCGGGATGAACTGCAGCTCGCCTGCTGAGGGAAATTCGCCAAGCACCCGGACCTTAACGAAGTCGCTCTCGATGCCGTAGTCGTCGATCCACGTCTCGAACAGCCGCTTGTTCGTGATCTTCACATCCCTGCTGTCGATGTGACGTCGGTTGTATCGATGCCGGAACCGGCCCGCCATGTTCTCGTAGAACCGGCCTGTATTCCGCGTCGGGTTCCCGAAGTCGAATGTCATCGCCTCGCCATCGGTCAGCCCACCCTCTCGGACCTCGAAGATCTTGTCGGGCACCGCTGATGCCTCGTCAAATATGTAAAACGGTGTCGCTGCCGCAGCGTGCAGTCCAGCAAATGCCTCGCTGTTCTCCTCCCTGCAGGTCTGAGCATCGACACGCCACGTCTCCCGGTGATCATTGTGATACATGTTCATCGAGCCACCGCCGCCAGCATTCAGGGTCCACCAGTGTTTCGTGATCCCCATATGATGCCACTTAGCCAGCTCGGCCCACGTCTTGGTGCGAAGCTGCTCCGACGTGTTGGCAGTCACAATGCCTTTCGAGAATGGCCGGGTGTCCATAATCCATCGGATTAGCCAAGCGGTGAGCGCGGACTTGCCGATGCCATGTCCGCTCGCAGTGCTGAATTGAATTGGATCGACTGCGTTGTGTCCGTCAAAGCCCCGGCTCCTGACCTCTGCGCCGACCTCGTTAAGAAACTCTCTAGCCCAGTCGTCGGGGCCTGCAAAGCCTTCGAGCTGCCCGCTGTTCCAAGGATAGCTGAACAGAACATGGCCGAGAGGATCGGCATAGAATTGCGCGACCTCCTCCGCCAGCTCAACGTCTAAGGCAGGCTGGTTCACAGGGGGTCGTAGTCCGACAAAGTGTGAGCCACAGGCATGTCGGGTGC